ATAACCTTGTCTGCACCTTTCACAGTGCTTGCTACATATACGCTAAACATAATTTACTCCTCAACTAGCTCAAAAGAGGACTCGTACCAGGTCAAAAAAGATAAAAGTTTCAAGTCTATGCCGATTCCGTCATGTTCTTTTTTTATAGTGCCATCGGCGGTGATATTAAAGTGCGTACTTCGTAGCGCGTCTGCTTGTACTGTACAAAGCAGACTTTTTACGCCGTCATCATCGGTGGAAAAGACAGCGGTAAAAAGTAGGCTATCAGCTTGAACTCCTTTATCAAAAATATCGGAGCCAATTTCTGAGTAGTTGAAACTATTGCTTGATAGATACATTCTATCGTCTATGTAAGTTGAAAGCTTGGCGCGAAGTGCGCACAGTATAGCCAAGTCTTTGATGTCACCTTTTAAAGCTGTATCGCTTACTGTTGTGATTTGCAGTGTGTTTCTCATGGTCTTATCCTCAATTTGATTTTTATAGAGTTCAACAGCTTTTTCAACCGTTGAAAACCCGCCATTATTTTTAGCCCACTCGATTAAGTTAGGTTTCATTCTCCCACCGTAAAATACCTTTTTGTCTGGCATTTTAGGTCTTCCTGCTTTTTTCATGTTTCACCTCCACTGGTAAAAAAGTATATACCTAAAATAATAAAAGTAAATACTTTTTTATCAGTGCGACAATTTGTCACGCTTGGCAGCCTGTAAAAACCCACCATTCAAACCATTCCAGTCCGTCACAATAGCCACAAATAAAACTATCGGTTATCACTGTGGCAGAAAAAACAACCATCGAACCCAATACCCTATGGCGTAGAAAATTAGGCAATTTCACCCATGTAGTTTATGAAGTGATTACCCATCGTGGCGGCGTTGTTTCGTATCGCGTTTATGGTCAAAAAATGCTTACGCCGTTTCACGATGATATTTTCTTGCGTGATTTTGAAATGCTAAATGCCGATGAAGTATTAGCTGTGACAAAAGGAATTTTTTAATGAATCAGCAGTTTTGGGGCAAGTACCCTGCAATAGTCACGCACTATGACCCTGCTACACGGCTTTGTCGGGTAAAAATACCAGCGATTGCTGAAAATGCAGACGTTGATCCCGAAGCTGAAATTGCTTACCCGCTTGGCGATAAACCAAAGATTAAAGACGGCGTTGTTACTACTGAGATTGAGATTTTAGTCGGTGATGATGTTTGGGTAGAGTTTTTAAATGGCGACCAGAATCACCCGATTATTGTTAATCACCGTTGTCCTAGAATTGGTAATGATGTTGATTGGCGGCGGTGGCATCATGCCAATGTGCAGGTGATAGCCGATGATCAAATGCTGTTTAATGCAGCAAACATGGTGATAACGCTATCAGGTGATTTAACTATTAACGCAACTGGTAATGTAGCGATTAATTCAGCGACACTAAAACATAACGGGGTTAATGTGGGCGGCACTCATGTTCACGCTGATCCGCAAGGAAGTAATACAGCAGTTCCACATTAAATAATGCTATAATAACAGCGTGGTATAGGCTTAGCGGCTGACAAGTGAGCATGAATAACTCATTTACCACACTAATCATTATTCAATAATCCCATCATTCAAGGATTCTCAAATGCAAATCTATCAACTGCTATTCCCTAATGGCAAAAAGTACATCGGCATTACTTCAAGAACAGCTCAAGAAAGATTTAATCAGCATTGCCGTTCTGTAAAAAAATATGCCATTGATGGCGCAATTCGCAAATATGGCAAAGAAAACGTAATTATCACGGTGTTAGCGACTATTGATAACTGGGAATTATTATGCCTTGCTGAACAAGAAGCTATCGTCAAGTTTAATACAAAATCACCTAACGGCTATAACCTAACCGATGGCGGAGAAGGCACTTTAGGATTTTTAGCCACTGACGAGCAAAGAAAAAAACTATCCTTATCAAGGAAAGGACGCATATTATCAGAAGAAACAAAGAGAAAAATATCCATCGCAAACAAAGACAGGGTAATTTCAATGGAGACTAGGGAAAAAATGAAGTTAGCCATGAAAGGCTATAAGCCATCTCCTGAAACTAGAAAAATATGGTCTGAACAGCGAAAGGGTAGAATAGCGACAAAAGAAACCAGAGAAAAAATGTCATTAGCTAGAAAAGGAAAGCCTGTATCAGAGGAATGGAGAAGAAAATTATCAGAATCAAATAAGGGTAAAAAAAGGTCAGTCGATGTATGCCTTGCAATGTCGCAACAAAGAATAGGATTTAAGCACTCAAAAGAATCTATTGAAAAAATGCAACTAAGAGCGGATATGCTAAAAGGTATTCCAAGAACACAAGAAGTAAAAAATAAAATATCTATTGCTAATATCGGCAAAAAACGATCAGATGAACATAAAAAGCAACAGTCAGAAAGAATGACTGGCTTTAAGCATTCAGAAGAATCAAAAATAAAAGTTTCAGAAAATAGCACTGTAAAAAGGAAGGTGCTTGTAGACGGGATTATTTATGATTCTATTACTTATGCTGGCAAATGCCTTGGCATAACTTATTGCACAGCTCGCAATAGAGCGTTATCTAGTAATTTTAAAAACTATTCTTTTGTTTAGCTAATGTAAAAACACGGATTTCTACATTATTTACTTTGTTATCATAATAAAATATAGCAGTAAAAAGTAGATTAACTTACGCTTCTAATAGGCAAATAAAATGAAAGTTGGTAAAAATAAAAATCCGCTGTTTTCGTGGGAAACAATTTCAACGGAAAAAGGCGCGGCAAAAGCGATTAAAGACATTGTTGACGTGTTTGAAAAAGCGGGTAATGGTGTCGTCCCCGAAGATGCAGCTTCACAAAGCGCGGAATTAACCAAGGTCAAAACCGAAAGCGGCGTTAAGTACCGCGAGCTTACGGTTCACTTCAAAGATTCTCAGAGTGTGCTTTTTCGCTTCAACGAAACTGGCGATATTTACAAAGTCAAAATCAACGGTAAAGAAACCCCGATTACTAACCAGGATGACCATAAAGCGGCTATTGCTGAAATTATCGGCAAGCTGAACAAAGGGCGTGTAGCGTTCAGTAAACGGTTAGCTAAACGTGCTGATCCTACTCCAACAACGGCAACGCCACGCACCACGACCACAAAGAAAAAGCAGATTGAAAACCTGACTGTACAGCGTGATAGTTTGGTGTCTGAAATTGCGGGTATTGATGGTCAGATTGATGCTATGCGTGTTGAAATGAAACAAGCCGCTTAGTTTTTTGTTATAATAACTACCTTGTGATCCATACAAAGGTAGTTATTAAATGTACAAATATAGATTTTTTTTAAAGTCTGGAGCGAGCTTTGATGTCGATAGCGATGATGATTTAGATGAGGCTTTTCTTGATGTTTTAGAAGAATCGTTTAATGATTCTATTAATATAAAAAATACGACCATCCCTGTTTATAAAAACGGGAAAACAATAGCTCATATCATTAAGTCAGAAATAGCGGCGTTTATTTTAATAAACCACATAGAACAAGATAAAAAAGAAGATTATTTGTTAAAGACGGTAACTGATATTGGATTAACAATTAGAACATCATCGGCTTTACAGTCGGATAATATATATACCGTTAGTGACTTAGTTAAATTAAGCGAAAATGATATTTTAAAGATTCAAAATTTAGGTCAAAAATCATTACGCGAGATAAAAGACGTTATTTCTCTAATCGGTTTTCACTTGTCATATAAAGCCGAGCTTGAGCTGTAAAAACCCACCATCAAGCCCCAAACCCAAAGCCTAAAATAGCCCTATGTTATTTTAGGCTTATTAATTTTCATGGCTAAGCAATCCCCCGACAAACTCAGTGCAATAGAACAGGCGGCCCATAGCGGCGCGTATGGCTTGAATCCATTGCCATTGCCTACCGATAAGCAAAAAGAGTCTGGCAACTTCAAAAAAGGAAAATTTAACCTTTACGGTTTGCGCATTGCCATTGAACAGCCTACCAACACATACCGCACTGGCATAGACTCAGACGGCGTTAAATGGCGCAACCGATTAGCGGCTAATTATGGGTATATTTTAGGCAGTATTGGCAATGACAGCAAACCTATAGACTGCTTTGTCGGTGAATACCCGCAAGCTGATACCGTTTACATTGTTAATCAATTTGTTGATGGTTATTTTGACGAACACAAGATTATGTTGTGTTTTCCAAGCGAACGCGAAGCTATAGCCGCGTACAAAACCAGCTACGCACAAGGCTGGAACGGCTTACACAGCATCGTTAAAGCTTCAGTAAATCAATTTAAAAAATGGCTTGCTCATGGTAGCAAGCAAAGACCAGTTACTAAAACCTCTTTACCTATCGAGTTGACTAAAATGCAAACAGTACAATGGGATGCAAACGGCAAGCCGTTAAATACCGATTTATCCACGATCCTGTATCACATCGGCGCAGAAAGTGAGGGGCGCGGGTTGTTGTTGGATGCCGTGACACCCGAAGAATTTAACGCTGATTACGCGGCTTATTTTGTTCAGGAAGATTATTTGGATTCGTTAAGCGTGTTCTATAACAAGCTGAACATGACTGCCCGATTAATCGCTAACACCATGAACAAAGTGGGCGGTGATTTACAGTGTACGATTACACAAGCCGATGAGGAAAACGGTGTTGAGGCTAATCCCTTAATCACCAAGCCTTACAAAAAATACGGCGTTCTGAATGTGTCGTTAGTGTTCACGTTATCGGATGCCCAAACTGTAACCATTGTCACGCATAATCCAGACTCTACACCGTCCAAGATACAGCCTCATGACATGATGGTTTCGTGGAAAACTTTGTTAAATAAAAAGGACATTACCGCCGTTGTATCTCCTGAATCTGGCAAGGATTTACCTATTCAGGAAATCGCAAAACGCATTATGCAACTGGCAAACAAAAACAGCGCAGCGTTTACAAAAGCGAACCAGGGCGCGGCTGATACCATGAAGTTGATTGATGATTTATCGACTGAAATTAGCGGCTTGGAATCCACCAAGACGGCTAAACTTGCAGAGCTTGCAGTGGTGCAATCGGATTATGAGGATTGGCAGGTTAGTCAGGCAACACAACCCGCGACTGTTGCACCTGTAACCAGTGATTTTGTTCCCACTCACACCTACCATGATTCTGATTTAGGGCAGGATGTGTATGTTATGCGCAATGAAGACGGCAATTGGCAGTCAGCCGATGGTTCGGAATACGTTGATATTGATAGCGAAGTAGAGCCAGTTAAAGATGACCCTAACTTCCCTGATTACGGCGTTCATCCTGGTAATTTTCTACCAGAAAAAGGTACTGAACCACAACCTGATCCAGTTGTTACGCCTGAACCCGATAAACCTATGACTGATTTATTTAAAAGCGGATTACTTAAGGCATTAAAGCAAAAAACAGCTAACACAGACGGCTCTGCTCCTAGTATTGATGATTTTGCTTTAAGAGTTGGTAAGTTGCTTTTAGAAAAAAATATTTCACCAGAAATGCTTGCTGAATTTGCAGGTACGAGTGCTGATAAAGCTGTAGATGCTATTTATCCTATGTTATGGGGCAATTCACAACCAACCCAAACCATAGACCCCGTTGCCAAGTCAAACATCGAAGCCGCAAATATCAGCGCGGCGATTAAGAAAAAGGCTATTGCTTATTTATCGGCTAATCCTACGAGCCACACGATTGATGGTATTAGCCCTAAGTCGTTAAAGGCGATTATGGAAAGCATTAAGGCGGCTTTGTTTGCTGAGATTAAGGTGTTGAGTCCGTTGTTTGAGGAGCAAGCAACATTAGCTGGTACTGGCATGGTTATAGCCCTTGATAACAATAGTTGGCTACAAATTGAGGTGCAAGATAGGAATGGCAACAAAGTAACATTTTCGACAATGGACGCTAGAGACGAAAATGATTTAGAAAATAGCAGTATTGATGATATTAAAAACCTATTTGACTCCACCAAAACCCTAGAAGACCTTAAATCATGGGGCTTTGCGCTACCTTTTGACTTGGATGTTAAAGCATTCGTGGCTAACGTGATTAAGCCTGTTGTGGATGAGTTTTTAGCCAAGCAAGCGGCTGTACCTGCTACTGAACCAGCGGCGGTTGAACATAAAACAGGTGTTCCTTATGACATTGATACTCATAATGGACTTGTGACTTATACCGAAATGGCGCAGTTTTATGATAAAGATTCTGGAGGGATTGTTGCAAAAGAATCGTTTTTTGCTCAAAAGTACGAAAGTAAATTAAATGGCAGCGCAATAACTGGAGTTGATTTTTATATCTTCAAAACCAAAGAAGATGCAATTGCTCACACTGAAAAAGCACAAAAAGAATACGAAGCTGGCATTGCAAAAAAAGAAGCTGACGCATTAAAAGCAGAAGAAAAAGCAAAAAAAGAAGCTGAAAAAATGTCAGATGACATAAACGGTTTTTTAGTTGGAAAGGATGAAAAAACAAAAGCGTTAATTCGTATAGCGTTAGATAAGTTATACAAGATTGACGGCGAAACAGTTAATGCGCGTGATTTTATAGACAAAAAGCATGAAACCAGTGAATTAGAAACTAGGATTCGTGAAGAAAACGTAATAAAAGACATGAGTCGTTCTGCCTATAACAACGCAACCCAAGAACAACAAGATGCTCATGAAAAAAAGCAACGTGAAGCTGGAACAAAAAAAGTTTATATCGTAAACAGCTACGAACTTGGCAAGATTGCTTACGATTATGCTATTCACATAAACAAGGGGGCTAATGTGCCAGAACCTACACCAACACCCGAACCACAACCGCCCGTAGTCGAAACACCCACAAACTCATTCGATGCTGATATTGAGGCGTTGCGTGGGTTAGCTGGTAAGCCTGAGTTTGACAGCGAGATTGATGCACTTGCTGAAAAAATAGACAGCGCGGGGTTAATGGAACAATACGATGCTATTTTAGCAGACTTAGTAAAACTGGACGCTAATGCAGTGGCAGGGGGAGTTTAATCATGGCTTTATCATTTAGAGAAACAAAAAATATCAGTGAGCGTATTAAGGCTAACTTAGCAAAAATAAACGCTGGCAATTTAGGTTTTTCACAGGTTAAGACTATTAGCAAGGCTATTAAGGATGATTTAGCCCTGCTTAACGGTGGCACGGTTGTAACACCCGAACCCGAACAAACCCTATTCCAGCAAATAGCCAAAGGCGTTCATGATGCCATGGGCGCGGTGGAAGTGTTCAACAAAATCAAAAGTGAAGTTGACCGTATAACCCGCGAAGTCATTAGTGGCGATAATGCCATAAATAACGCATTGCTTAGCGCGTGTATCAAATGCGCTGATTTAGCCGAAAATGAGGGCATAGCATGAGCTTAGCATCGCAACTATACGACCTATGGAAAGCACTCGGCACGGAGCAACGCTTTGACAAGCCAACTCTACCCGTGTTTTTTAAGGCTAACGGTGATCCAACTTTTGTTTCGCCAACTAACCCGCTACCGACAACCGCAACACTGTCGGGCAATGTTACGCTTGACCCCAATGGCATAGCACTGGAAGTCAAGCAGGATGACATTATTGTCCTATTGACGGCTATTGCTGGTTATGTTGATGGTTTGGAGGGCAAAGACTACGCCACACAAGCGACACTGGCGGCGGTGTTAGCCAAGCTTATAGCCACTCCAGCAACCGAAGCCAAGCAAGACACGTTAATCGCCAAGGACTTTGCTACTCAAACTACTTTAGCGGCAGTTTTGGCAAAGATTATTTCTGCACCTGCTACGGAGGCGAAGCAAGACGTTCTCAATGCTAAAGATTTTGCGACACAGGTAACACTGGCAGCGGTACTGGCAAAATTATCAGCAGACCCAGCGACACAAACGACTTTAGCGGCTGTACTGGCTAAACTATCCAGTGATCCTGCTACCCAGACCACTCTTGATTTAGTCAATACCGCGTTAAAAACCCTGGTTAATAACCGCACGGTTTTTGACAATCAAAAGAGTGTTTACAGCATCGATCATATTTCAGTAAATTTTAATTACAACCTGATTTCATCACGGGACATTATCACCACTGGCACAATTGGCACGGGTACAGTAACCGCCAGCGGCAATATGATGGTAGCCAATACAGGGGCAAGTTCAGGCACGGTTGTAGGACTAACACAAGACCATCTACGTTATATCAACGGTCATGAGTTTGAGGGTGACATGACAATGGAGTGGGACACCGGCTTTACACTGGCAAGTGGTCAATTCATGTTCGGCGGACTATTTATCCTTAACGCGGCTAACAATGGAATAGAATCAGGTTTTGGTGTCGGTTATTACAACCATACAACCGATACAGCGGGACAAACTGTGTTTGGTCAATGGCGGTATAAATCAGGCACGCTAACTTTTATCAAACAAGCCGATTTTGCGGCAGCATTGAATACCAACGGGATAGGCAACACAGGCAGAACCTGGAATACCACCGAAGCCAACAAAGGCGCGATTTTTCAATTTAAAGGCGGGTTTTTAGGTAAAGCTCCTTTAATTTGCGGCATACATCGTGGCTATGATAATGCAGGTAACAAGCTGTTTAATGATTTCAGTTATGTTGATTTTTCAGCAACCAAAGGCGTAAATTTAAGCAATACCCACTTAAGAATGGGTGTGATGTGCAACGGCGGTAATAACAACATTATGCGAGTTGGCAGCATTAACGGCAAAGTGTGGACAAGTCATGAAAATATAGCGCGGCGTTCTTTTGTTGTTCCTCCAACCGCCAAAAGCACAATATCCGCAGAAGTTCCTATTTTAGCGATTGCCAATGGCACTACTTACAACAGCATACCAAACGCGGTTGAAATATTACTGCACATGCTGATGATCTCGCAAACCAGCGGTGCGCAAATCGGCAATTATCGCTTTTATAAAGGTGGCACATTAACAGGCGGTGCGTTCGTGTCCTTTGGTTCCGATTCTGTTAGCACTTACAACATAACAGCTACCGCTTACAGCGGCGGGGCGGAAGTTTTCCCTTTGTTGCAATCATCAAATGGTGCTAGCCCTATAGAACGTGATTTTTTAAATACGCCAATTGGCGCGGTATTTAAATGCCAGCCAGGTGAGCAAATTGTTATCACTGCATCCAGCGGAGCTAACATGAATATCAATTTTGGTGCAGGCATTTTGGAATATTTCTAAAAAAAATGCCTTTATGATATGGAAAATACCAATGACTATTCCCCGTCATTAAAGGATTTATATGATTTAAAATCTCATGTTGACTTATTCATTGCCATAGCGCGTATTGATAATATGTATGCAGGACGCGCCAGGGTAATGTTCGTTATGCAGAAGTCGTTAATAGATTTCTGTTTTACTGACAATATTTGGATGTCCCATAATTTTTACACTGTCGATAATGCACAGGACTTCCTTGATAACCGATTAAAAACAGCCATTGCTAAGCGCAATAAATTAGTGACGGCGTTTAGGATTGTTGAACTACACATTAGCATTATTCGGGTTTTTGAGTAATGGTGCTATACTATGCCTGTGTTGAAAAACACCGTATCGATAGACTTAGCGGTTAAAAATCCCTTGAACAAGGACTTCGGTACGTTACCTTTTTGTTCAATAATCCACGTTCAAGGATTTTCAAATGCAAAACCCAACATCAATTATCGCAACATCACCAATTATTGTAACTGGCTTAGGTCGTTGCGGTTCAAGCCTAGTAATGGATATGTTATCCAAAGCTGGAATACCTATGCTTGGCAATACCAGCTATCCAAGTTATGAGCTAAATAGTAACGACTTCTGGGTTCTTGACAGGTTAATGGTTGAAAAAAGCAGGGCTAATGACAAAAATTATGCAGTAAAAATATTACACCAGCCGCACCTTGACAAACTTGATGTAAAAAAATATCGAGTTATTTTGTTGAAACGGGATTTTAGACAACAAACCCTAAGTCAAGAAAAAATGCTTAATGTCATGGGTGAAAAAGTTGATTTAAGAGCCTATCAAAAATTGCTTGTCAGAGATTTTGAGATACTTGAAAGAAGTCTTAAATACTGTGTAACGCTAAAGATGGATTTTGAGGATTTAATTATCAACCCGATTGGAATCGCAAAACAAATATCAGTTTTTTTGGGAAACCATGAACGTGTAGAAGAAATGGCTAATTGCGTCATTTCTCGTTCGCCCGATAACTTTCATGGCTTTATGGAGTTTCGGCAAATTGCCAACGAAACTAATTTGGTGCAATCATGAAACAACTTGGGATAAATCCAGCGATGGATAAGCTAATGCAGCCAGAAAACCTAAGCCACGAACAGGTTTTCAGTGACTTAGAAAACGATATTTTCAATCCAGCAGAAACCCTTGAGTATCTGGAATTAACTAACTTGTCGCTTGAAAACTTGCGGCGCGTTAAGAAGTTGTTAGCTGAACAGCCAACGCCTGACCTGCCAAAACAGCCAACGCTTGTACAAGTGCCGTTTGAATACCCTCGTGACGGGGCGTTATATTTTACTAAAAGCTACAGGCATCAAGTAAAGATTGCTGGTTTTTTTGGTTCTGACAATAAGAAGATAACTGGATTTATAGACGGGATTAGCAATAATTCTTTCTGGTGTTCTGAAACTGGCAAAGCGGTTAATCCTTTCGGTGATACAGTAATTAGCAACGATTTAATCATGTTCGTGTGGGAGTAGTTATGACGCTAACCTACCTTATTCTTATTGCTCTTTATAGCTTTCAACTAATGCTTTTTTTTGCATATTTGAGTTGGCAATATGTTACTAACCAACATTATTCTTTACACGCGATAAACCCATTTTTTATATTTATTTGGTTGTATCGCAAGTATAAAGAACGGAATTATTAATTATGAGCAACTTGCCAGAAAAAACAATCGTGTCGAACGGTTGTCATGATTGCGTTTTTGCAAACGAAACGCACGGTTATATTTATTGGTGTTACATAGATAGAAATCTATCCATAGGAGATAATGTTTTGTCTAATACAAGAAACAATGAATGCCCACTTTTAACGCAATCAATTAAGGTAGTTAAAAATGAAAACAATTAATCACCCAGACACCTACCAGTGTGAGGTTTGCGGCGCAGAATACACTACTCAGTTCATGACTGAAATGTGCGAAAAAAGACCTGCCGAACGAAAAACCGATATTAAGGTAGGCGATAAAGTCTTGATTGAAACCCGTTATGATGGTTTTTTTGAGGATGAAGTTATAGACATTTTTCTGGATAACAACTGGTATTTATCCAGATATGACAGTGAAGCTGAACTTAACAAGGTTTTGCCTAGATTCCCCGACAAAACCATTAGAGACAATATTTTAGAGTGGGATTCAAAAAATCCAGAGCCACATGAGTTTTTACTAAAAACCAGTAAAAGCTGGAATATTTGCAATGACGGTTCATGTTCTGATTTATGGCGTGAAATACAGGTTTATCCACTAAAAAACATGGTTTGGAACGAAAGCTATAATAACTTGCCAGAATTATATGAGGATGAATTTTGCTTTATAAAATGGCTGGAAAACGAAGAAACCGTTATCAGGCGCGGTGATAAATCTTGGTTTGATAAACACTGGAAAAGCAAAGTTAAGTTTGTTGCATTTTCCCTTATCACTCAGTAAAAACCCGCCAAAAATACCCCGCACACACAGATAAACTAGCCTTAAATACAAACGAGGCTAGTTATTACCATGTCAACGCACAAAAACCATAAAACCGATATTTCAGAATCAGGCGATGTTTCCACTCATGGTATAGCGGGGTGGTTTGATAATACCGATGACGCATTAGATGCCGTTTCTGCAAAATTAACAAAAAAATCTTTAATCGAACATTGTCAGTGGGCAGCTAATGAATACCCTGATTCAAACAAACGATATTTTCAATCCGTAAAAGGGTTTGTTGAAAATTTGATAGGTGCTGGAGTGGATAAATTCAGGTTATCAAATGGGATATGGCTAAATTTGGCGGATATAGCCCACGATTACGCCCCGTTATCTGGAAAGAAAGTTAAAAAGAAAAATATACTTGACGATGCCACAGCCACAATATCACCACTAAAAGCCGCTGTTTTATCCCAAAAAACAGGCTTAGCAGCTTTCGATATTCTCAAGGATTTATTAATTGAATCGCTGGAAGTCGAGCGCATATCAACTGCCCACCTGTACGAGTATGACGACAAGCGAACCCAGAAACAGCGCAAAGCCGCGAACGCCGCCGCTGAGTTAATCCTTGCTAAAGTCAAAAACGAAAACTATCAAGTAACCGATGCCGATAAATCCGTATTAGCCAAGTATTCAGGTCAGGGCGGGGCGTTGACTGGTTCAGACGGTATGAAAGGTAGCCAATACGAGTATTACACACCTACCCCGATAGCTGAGGGTATGTGGGCGTTATTGTCTGAATTGGGCTTTAACGGTGGTAAGGTTCTCGATCCTTGCGGTGGAACGGGTATTTTCGGAGCAACCAGCCCTAGCAACTCAGTTATTGATGCGGTTGAATTATCAGAAACCAGCGGCATGGTACAAAAACTTGTTAATGATAACGAGTTTTACAGCACGACTGTTGCCCCGTTTGAAAAAGTGGCAGCCGCTAATCCAGATGAAATCTATGATGCTGTTGTCACAAATGTTCCATTTGGCGAATTATCGGCGCGTGGTGATAACTTCATGCACGATCCAAAATACCAAAAGGAAACCCTACAAGGATATTTCATTTTGCGTTCACTGGAAAAGCTTAAACCGCGTGGTTTAGGCGCGTTTATTGTTCCCCCTAGTGTAGTAACAGGCTTGGATGCTAAAAGCGTTTCTGTACGACAAAGAGCTTCATTAATGGCTGAATTTATCGGTGCGTATCGCTTGCCTAATGAAGTATTCGGCACGGCGGCGGCTGATACTATGACAGACGTTATTGTGTTCCGTAAATTCAGTAAAGAATCGGCTGAAAAGATAGCCGAAGTACGCGAACAAAACCCGCAAACCTTGATTGATGCCAATGTGCAATGGTCAACATTCTTAGATGGTCAATGGTTTAAGGGCGCGGGTAGTCGTTTTATCCTGGGTGAATTTGTCGAAAAAGACCCTAATGCCCACCACTTAAGCCCAGAGGGGCGTGATCGCGTAACCAGCAATGCAACCATGCCAGAACTGGCAAAAATGCTTAAAAAGTTCCCTAAATCGCGTATTGATTGGGATATGCTCAATACTACTGAAACTGACCCGATTATTTATCAAAATGGCGATACGGTTATTCAGTCAGGTCAAACCTTGCGCTATAAAAACGGCACATGGGAGGCGTTACCGCACAATGAAGACAGTCATTTTGCCACATTAACAATGTCCAAGTGTGACACGCCTTACGCGGCTTTTGAAAGTAAAGTAGCGTGGGCGGATGTTTTATCGGTTGCTGAATTTATGCGTAATACAGCGCGTGGTTTAGATATTCCAGCCTGGGTGCGTGGCGTTTCCAGTCAGTTAAAATCCAACTTGGATGATGGCGAACAGGAAAAATACTGGCAAGCAACCGTTGTGGCAATGTCTATGCAACAAGCCATTGAAAAGCACGTTAGTACACGCGGGTTTAATTACCTTGAGGAATACCCCGCGTTATCCACTGAAATGCAGGTTATCGCTAAACTGGCAAGTAACCCAAAATCAAGCCTGGGTAGCACGGTAAAGGATGCACTACGGGCGGTTCGTAACCAATACGATTTAAAAACAGGTTTTTCTAAATACTGGCAAGGCGAAGTAACAAAACTTGAATTAAAAGCCACTGACGGCGATAAATCATTTGAGGGCATGATGTACACGGCTAAGTCAAAATGGCTTAGTTTGGATAAAGCCAAGACTGCCCTTGGTGCTGATTTTAACGAGTTTGAAAGCACGGATTATTGTGTATCAGGCGATGGCAAAAACATCATTAAAGCCGATGATTATTTTGTCGGTAATTTAGCGGGTTTTCTTACTAAATTAGATGCTGACATTGAAAAAGCACAGGGCAATGATGCCTTAATCGGCAAGCTATCATGGCAACGTACAGAAGCCTTAAAGCGCGTTGATACCATTGATGTTACACAAATGAACTTTAACCTGTTTAGCCCTTATGTCACCGTTGAGGAAAAACTAGAGTTCGTTAAGCAGTTCGTACACCCTGACGCAATGATTATTGTTAATGACAAAGGGCAAAAGGTTGTTGATATTGAGATTAACGGTAGCAAGTTAAGCGATCAGGACAAAATTAATAAACGGTTCGGTGATTACCTTGTTAAACGTACATTAAGCACGGGCGGTACAAAGTTCGACAAGTTAAGCGATATTGAAGCACTGCGAGAATTGCGCAAAATGGCAGTAACCGCTAACACACAATTTGACTCGTGGGTTAAAGCACGTCCTGATATTCAAGCGCGGTTAAATCAGCAATCCACCGATGCCAGTAAATTACAATTTAGACCTGTTGATGATGAGGCGGCTTTAGTCATTGCTGGAATGAATCCAGAGCTTAAACTGCATGGTTATCAATGTTCATTCGTGCGCCAAATGTCGCGGGAATTTAAGGGGATTAATGGGTTTGATGTCGGACTAGGTAAAGCAAATCCGTTGGATGCAAAGATTCTAACGCCTAATGGTTGGGTATTAATGGGTGATATTAAGGTTGGCGATTATGTTATCGGCTCTAATGGCAAGCCTACAAAGGTTACAGGTGTTTATCCGCAAGGCGAAAAAGAGATTTTTGAAGTCACTTTTAATGATGGTGCAAAAAGTGAATGTTGCGATGAACACTTATGGGCAGTTAGAACACAGGTTGATAGGAATTACATAGGAAAAGTCAAAAAAGGCTTGATACCGTTCCCAAAAGATGGGCGTATGGGTTATCAAGTTAAAAGCCTTAACGAGATTAGGCAATCGCTTTTCTTGCCTCACAACGGAACTACAAACTATTCAATCCCTATGGTTGAACCTGTTGAGTTCTCTAGTCGAGGTGAATCGCTAATCCATCCATACGCGCTAGGAGTTATTCTTGGTGATGGCAGTATCACGCATAAATCTACCACATTGACAATTTGCAATGATGATTTAGATATAGCTGAAAAATTAAACGGGTTATTACCTGATGATGTTTCGTTAAATATCCATAGCGATAAAAAATCTACAGGATGCACTACTTACGGAATATCAAGGTTATCTAATCGCACCGAAAACAGCGTAAGACAGGCATTAAATAACTATGGTTTAGATGGCGCAAGCTCACTAACTAAATTCATTCCAACTGATTACCTGTTATCAAGTGTAGACGATAGAATTGAACTGCTACGCGGATTAATGGACACAGACGGCTATGTTTCAAGAGACGGTATCACGGTACAGTTTTCAAGTTCATCAAAACAGTTAGCCGATGGTGTAGTGTTTATCGTTCAAAGTTTGGGTGGTAATGCGACCATAACAGAAAAATTACCGTCATACGTTGATATTGATGGCAAGCGTGTTTATTGTGCCTTGCATTACACTGTTTCGTTAAAACTAAATGGTGATATTAATCCGTTCTACTGCCAAAGAAAGCGCGATAAAGTTTTGCCAAAAACTAAGTACGCGCCTATCCGTTACATCAAAAAAGTTAAATCAATCGGCAATAAACTTGCTCAATGTATCTCAGTTGACGCACCAGATCATCTTTATGTTACCGATGACTTTGTTGTCACTCACAACACTTTCACAGCCTTATCCGCCGTCCAATATGCTCACAATATGGGTGTTAAAAGTAAAACCCTGTTCGTAGTGCCTAACAGCGTTTTATCCAATTGGAAAAAAGAAGCGGGTAAGGCGTATGAGTCTATGGATGACTCGCTATTTATCGGCTTACGCGCTGATAAAGATGGTAACGAATCCGTTAAATCCAGTGAATACGCGGTTGATTTAAGCCGTATTATGGAAAACAACCACCGCAAAATCTTTATGACCTATGAAGCCTTTCAAATGATTAGGCTTAAAGTTGAAAGTGTTGAGGGCTATTACGACTATTTACGCCGTAACGATACCAGTATTCAAATGACGGGTGATAAAAAAGACGATGAAAAGGTTAAGTATTTTTTAACCCAAATAACCACCGTTCTGAATGATAAAAAGTCGAATGTGCCAAATCTGGAAGACTTAGGCATTGACTCAATTGTTATTGATGAAGCCCACCTGCTTAAAAACGCCTGTACTGCGACCAACACCAAAGAAGCCAAGTATTTATCCATGCCAAAAGCCGCTAAACGTGCGATTGATGCACAGGCTAAGCTATGGGTTATCCGTGGCAAAACACCGCTTAATGATGGTGTGTTATTGCTAACTGCGACACCGATAACTAACAGCCCGTTAGAAGTCTATTCAATGCTTTCTTTGTCAGTCGGTCAGGACAAAGTTAATAACCTCATGATGGGTGCTGCGGGTGCGGATAGTTTCCTTGAAATTGTCTGTACCCGTGAGGATGAGGAGGATGTCAGTATTGATGGTATTGAACGGGTAATATCGGTATTCAAAGGTTTGGATAACGTAGCAATGTTGCGTAATTCGATTAAAAACACTTGTGTGATTAAAACCGCTAAGGATGTGGGCGATCAGATTATTGTCCCCGAAGCTGAAACAGCTATACAGGATTTACAGCTTGGCGATGACATTATCGATATGCTTAAAGAGTATAAAGGCGCGTTTCGTTATGCAATTGACTCATTAAACACCGCTAAAAATGATCCCAGTAAAAACCGTGGCGATGAAGAAGCCTTTGCAAAAGTATCGGCAAAATTCGACTTAACCGTTGAGCTAATGGCACACCCGTTCAATTTACTTAAAAACATGGAATTGTTAGTAATGGACAGGGAGCTAGACCAACGCGCTACGTTCTTTAGTTTTCCAGCGGAGCAATTGAAGCTTGCCAATCAGGTAATTGAAAAGTTCAACGGCAAAAAAATCAAGTCTGTTAGACCGCGTATGAACCCGTTTACCCGCGATAGCGCGGTTACTGATACCATTCAAAAAATAGATGAGGTAACGGGTACGGTTAAAGAATGGATTGAATTAAATGTCGAATCCTATCTTAATGCCACTAATGACCGCATTGTTATTGATACGATGGAAACCCTTGAAATAACCGTGTTTGAGGACTTGGCAGACGCGGCAGGGCTAACACTTAACTGCACGATACCGCCTAAAATTGCCGCGTTGCTGGATAATGTCACTAAGGAGATTATGAACCCCAGGGGCATGGTTAAAGACGGTGACGGCGTTAAAAAATCATCGGTGGTTAAGCAAATTATCTTTTGTGACATACTGGCAACCCACAACAAAATACGCCGCTTATTAATGTCAAAATGTGGTATTGCCGCGTCAAAAATCGCCACTGTGACAGGAAAAACCAACAATGAAGCCGATGATATTCTCGAAGTGCAAAACGGCTTTAATGCCGATGGTGCGGATAATAAATATCAGATTATTTTAGCCAACAAAAAAGCAGAAGTGGGTATTAACTTACAAATCGGTACACAGGCAATCCACCATTTAACAATTGGCTGGACTCCTGACAGTTTGCAACAACGTAACGGGCGCGGTCAACGTCAAGGCAACCGAACTGCAAAGGTTAATATTTTCTTCTATGATGCCGATGGTACTTTCGACAAACAAAAGCGGTCTATGGTGGAACGTAAAGGCGACTGGATAGGTAGCTTAATGTCCGATCAATCGACCAACAAGATTGATGTTCAGGGCGGTATGTCGCGTGAACAAATGGAAACGTTAATGGAGAGCGTAGGTGATAAAGACGCTATGGAACGCTATCAGGAAAACCTGCAAGCTAAAGAAGCTGAAGCACGGGCAAAAAGTAACCGTGAACGACAATTGATTAATTTAACCACCATTGCCAAGCAAGCAGAATGGTTAAAAGCTAATCCTACGGCGGTTGCTTATGTTCAGGCGGCGTTGAATGACTTGAATAACCTGATGATAGCGCGTGACAAAATTGCCAAGCGCGAATCTAAAACAGAAACAGCTAAAATTAAAAACGCTTCTGCATTGGCTGAGTTAGACAGCACGATAAGCACACTTAAGGATAAAATCCTGTTTAGCTGTGAGCTTTTCAAGATTGATTACAATGGCGAACTGGATAAAAATTATCCAAGTGGAATAGGTGCAACTGAGGTTGTTAGAAACATTAAAGGCTGGTCATACAACACCAAAGGCAAGACGTTTTTAGAAATGCTTAAGAGTTATAAGTATATTCGTTATGACATAACCAGCGGCGGCCCTATCGAAAGCCAATGGCAAGACAATAAAACCATAGCCGAGGGCATGATTGAATCGTCCGTTAAAGCCGTTGAAACACAAGCCGCCGATAAGGGCGCGTTCCCTGCCAGTATTGCTAGGGCTATCGCTAATGGTACGGGTACGATTTTAGCGGGTGTTCCTATTGTTGTTGGGGCGTTTGTAGCACTTGATGGTGATACAGAAAAAGATCCAGATTTTGGAATAGTGGACGTTATAAGTAAAAATTGGGCTACAGCTATTTTTGTTACACCCAAAGGTAATGGAATGGCTACGAGTTCAGAGTTTAGAATTAACGCGGCTGATATTGGTTCAGTTAAGGTAATTCTACCCGATGACAGCGGCTATACCGATATGTGCAAACGGGCGGCAAAACTCGAAGATACCAGCGCGTATGCCACTGAGTCAGGCGTTATGCTGTACAGTGACTATTCCAGTGAGGTGTCAGGGTATCGCACCAAAGCACAAAAATTTGTGTTCCTGTCAAAAGAATACACGCTACCACCGCCTTACTTTTCAATTATCCTGAATGATGCACTGGCAACCACGCCGCTGTTGAAAAAAATAGCCAAGGAGCAAAGAAAAGTTGTCAAGGTTATTGATGCAAACTCTAATCACTGGGATGTAAAAGTGGTTGTTGATAAGTCGCTGGCGATTGAAAAGTCAGGCGTTAGTTATTCGTCAACTATTGGTGAAGAGCATCTTGTGCCAGCACTAATGGGCTACGCTAAAGCTAACGGATTAACGCTAGGTTATGATGATCTTTCTCAAATTGCTCCAGATATTAAGGGATATACATACAGCTTTTTTGATGATGTAATGAAAAGGTATTTTAAATCATCCCCTGTCATTCCAGCACTCGAAGAAGCGGTTAAATCAGTTGATAAAATGGCTGATATTAAGCCGTTTGTACATGATTACCTGCTAAAAGAGCTTAGCTTTTTAAGCACTGAGTTGGCTGAAAAGATGGTTAAATCTGGCAATTATGTGTACAACATAATCGAAAACGTATCGTTAGCACTCAGGGATTCTACAATTGACAAATTAACACCTGTCTTTGAGAAAATACTACTGAATGCGGGTTTTCCAGCTACCGACCATGAAATGATTATCCAGGCTATAAAGGTCACTATGACCAATAAGTATTACAGTAATTCAACTAAAGAGATGGATATTCAAAACAAACTGGCTGGGAATAAAAACGCCGCCGACCAAATAATGAAAGCCGCCGCTAACGCAGGAGTTTTAACTAATGAGTGATTACTACAAATACCAGCAAGCCGAAATAGACGCGGCAATCCTTGAAAAACAAACAAACCTTAAGGAGTCAAAAGGCTTTACTGACTTG